TATACGAACACTTGTTCGATTTTCAAAAATAAAAAAAATTGTAATTTAAAATTACAATTCAAATTTGAAATTTAGCTATCTTGATTTTCAGAATCAACTTCTGTATAACTAGCTTCTCTAACATCAAGTTGCTTTTGTTCTTCTTCAATTTGTGAACGCAAGGCATTTAAAGAATCTGGCGAGTTTAAAAGTTCGTGGTTTACTGTTCCACCAATTGTAACTTGTTGTTCGTCTTTCATACCAAAATAGTTTTTTGCTTGAAAAATGTAAGGAGTTGCAGCAAGTTTTGATTCACTTGCACCAAGTTCGATATTTGTGTGGCAGATGGCAAGTGCTTGGGAACATGTTTCGCAGAATGGCGAATTTGGATTTGAAGCATGTTTAAGCAAAGTGCTTTTATCACATTTTAACCAACAACATAAACCAGAAACGGTTGGTAAAACTTCTGTTCGTGAACACAAATCAAAAAAATCAGTTATCCATTCTTCAAGTTCTTCAACACTCTCGAAAAACGTACCCCTACCCTTTTTTTGAGGGGCATCTTTTCCAAAAGAGTGGGCTACCAATTCGTGTTGATATTGTTTGATGTTTTGTTGTGAAAAGAAACCTGTACCTTGAATTTGTTTTTGTGGTGTATTATTTTTCTTGCCACCTAATTCATCTTTAAATAAATTGCTTTTATTTTCTATAAAATCCTTAAATACTTCTTCTCTAACTTTTTTATGTTCTTCTAACTCTTGTTGTCTTTTATTTTTCTTAGTCACGACTTCTTCTGGGTTTTTTCTTGGTCGTCCTCTTTTTGCCATATTAATCACCTTTTTAGATTATATCAAATATTTTTAAAAATGTCAAGAAAAATGTACCCCTACCTCTTTTTTAAGAGGTTTTAATTTTTGATAGGGGGTATCGGTTAAAAATATTTTTAATAAAATTTGACAAGTTAAAAAAAGTGTGATATACTCCTTTCATACGGTAGAGAAAGTTGGTGTGTGATGTTAAGAGAACCGAAATACAAATTTAATATTGAAAAAAAGGAAGAGTTTTTTGGTCGTAATAAAATGGTTGACGTGGCAGAAAAAATGGAAATGACAAATGTTTATTTAAGTTATTTGATAAACAATAAATTTCCTTTTAATGAATATGTTGCAAAAACTTTAATGTTGGTTGTAGGTTTTTCTAAAGGTGATATTAAAGAAAAGTTTAATGAATATTTTACAAGAATATAGGAGGGTATGATATATGTTTGAAAAAAATATAATTGATTTGACGAAGGATGAGTTATTAGACCCTGAATTTATACCTAGTATATATAATGAATACGAGGGAGAAGAAAGAGAAGAAGTTTTAAAACAGGTTTTGTTAGTAGCAAGAGATAGAAAAGTGCTTACAAAAGTGAAAAACATGATGGAGAAACAAGAGAATGTTCAAAAACTAGAAAACGAAGATGGCACAGCTCTTTTATATATGGGTGTTAAAGGAGCAGATAATGTAAAAGTTACAATAGATAATTACATTCAAGCAATTTTACATACCCCTACCCTAAAAAATAAGATACTTTATAACGAATTTAGTGGTAAGTTCGAGAGAGTTGCAGAAAATGGTAAGATTCGTAATTGGACTGATGTTGATGATGCGTGGTTATTAAACGAAATTGAAAAAGAGTATGGCATACACGAACCAAGAAAATGTGTATCAGCACTTAATTGTTGTATTGAGCAGATAAAATATCACCCTATAAAAATGTTGATAGAAGAAAAAGCTTGGGATGGTGTGTCAAGAATAGATAAGTTTTTAGCTAAATATATGGATTGCGAAGATGACGATTATTCAACACAAGTATCGAGAATGATATTTTATGGCGGGGTGTCAAGACTTTATAAACCGGGTGTGAAATTTGATTATATGCCAATATTAATAGGTGAACAAGGAACAGGAAAGAGTACGATAGTTAATTGGTTAAATATTCACCCTAAATTCTTTAGAGAGATAGTTACAATAGAAGGTAAAGATGGTTATGACATTTTAAGATATGGCTGGGTTTGTGAATTTCCAGAGTTACTTGCGATGGTTAAACACCAAACAAATGAAGCTATGAAAGCTTATGTAACAAGACAAGTTGATTCATTTAGACCAGCTTATGGGAGAAATTATGTAGATATTCCTAGACATTGTATATTTATAGGAACAACAAATACCTATGAGTTTTTAACTGATAATGATAACAGAAGATATTTACCTATAGTAGTAAATGCTAAAAAGGGTGAGTTGTTTAAGAAAGAAAAAGAAGTAAAAGATTACATTTTAAACTGTTGGCGTGAAGCCAAATACTTATTAGACCACAATAAAATCTATTTGACAATACCTAATGAGTATGAAGATGTAGTAGAACAACATAGACAGATGGCGACAGAAGATGACCCAGAGATAGGTCTAATAGAAGATTACTTAAACAAGAAACAAATTGGCGATAAAGTTTGTGCTATGGATGTATTTACCAATCCAATGGGAAAACTTAGAAAGAACTATAATAAAATTAATGCACGTTATATTACGAATATAATGAGCAAGTTTAAAAATTGGCAACGTAGTAAAACAAGCACGAACTTTGAAGAATTTGGGAAACAAAGATATTGGACTAGAATTAGTTAGAGGTGTGAAATGAAGGAATTAAAAGTATTAGAATTATTTGGTGGAATAGGAGCTTGTACAAAAGCATTAAAAAGACTAGGAGTTAATCATGAGATAGTTGATTATGTAGAAATCGACCCCTACGCTGTTAAATCTTATAACGCTATAAATGGAACTAACTTTGAGCCACAAGATATAACAAAGTGGGATAAAGACATTGAAGTTGATTTAATCATGCACGGTTCTCCTTGTTTTATGCGAGGCACACAAATAAACACCATGTTAGGTTTTAAAAGTATAGAAGATGTTGTAGTAGGTGACATCGTAAAATGTCATGACGGTAGTTATAATAAAGTTGTTAGTACAATGTGCAATAAAACAGATAGTATATATAATGTAACTTGTTCAGCATCGCACACTATATCAACGACAAAGAACCATCCATTTTATATATTAAGAGATGGACAACATAAATGGGTTAAGGTAAAAGACATCATAAAAAGTGATTATATGTGTATACCCATAAACAAAGAATCTAAAGAGTTCGACATAATATCTAAGCTACCAATACAAGAGAATAATTTTTGGTATCTGATTGGGAGATTTGTTGGCGATGGATGGGTTACCAGAAGAAAAGATAGGAATTATAATGTTTCTGGCATAAGAGTGTGTTGTGCAAAAGATGAATTGGTATATTTGGAAAGAAGATTGCGGAATATATTACATTATTGTGTTGTTGAAGATAGAAGTACTTATAAACTAATATTTAGCAACAAGGAACTTGGTGAATTTTGTGAACAATTTGGAATGGGTGCTATAAATAAGCATATACCACAATGGGTACTAGACTTGGACATTAAGTATTTAGAACCATTACTCGAAGGTATTTTGGATAGCGATGGCTGTTATTCTAAAAACACATATAAGGTGACATCAATTAGTGAACAATTAGTGTATAATATTGGTGAGTTAGTTTTAAAGCTAAAAAGATTACCATATCACATATATAAAACGACAAGACCCTCTACACATATTATAGAAGGTAGGTGTGTCAATCAACATTGTACCTACCAAATCACTTGGCGAAATGAATATAATCGAAATATAAACTATGTAGATAACGACTATTTATATAGTCGTGTTAGAGATATCTCATGTTATAATGATGATTTGTACGTATATAATTTGGAAGTCGAGAACACACATACCTATTGTGTATACAATATAGGTGTTCACAATTGTCAAGACTTTTCGTCTAGTGGCAAACAAGCTGGAGGTGTAAAAGGTAGTGGCACAAGAAGTAGTTTGATATATGAAACAATTAGAATAGTAGAAAAACTAAAACCTAAATATGTAGTTTGGGAAAATGTAAAAAACTCTTTAAAAGAACCACATATTCAAGTTGTTAATGATTATATAGAACAGTTGAATAAATTGGGTTATACTAGTTCTTATACAGTAACAAACGCTACTTATTATGGCGTACCACAAGAAAGAGAGAGAGTAATCTGTGTTTCTATATTAAATGGTGAAAAATTTGAATTTCCTAAAGAAGATATTAAAACAACAAATTTAGAAGATTATTTAGATTTTAGAGAATCTGACGACATAACTAAATCTTTTTATGATAGGTATAAAAGTAAAATTGATAGTAACGCAACTATGGAAGATTTTCAAAACTATATTGATTCACTTCCTATACGAAAAGGTATAGGAACGAAGAAAATGAATCTTTATACGTTTAATGAAATGGATGCTATAACAATGCCTTATGGTACGGTTGGAACATTAACGTGTAGAAATGTACAAAACTATAATAAAAAGTTTTGGTATAATCGTAAACTATATAAACCTAGTCCTAAAATGTGTTGGAGATTGATGGGTTTTGATGAGGAAGATTTTATAAAAGCTAGTAAAGTTAATGAAGATAAAGCATTATATAACCAAGCAGGTAATAGTATAGTTGTGAACGTGTTGCAAATAATTTTCCGAAAGTTATTTAGCGATTATTTACAACCTACCCCTACCCTTGGTGATTTATTGAAAGGATTGTGAGATATGAGTATCGTAGTAGTTGCAACAGATGAAGAATACAAGTTAGCTAAAAAACGATTTAAAGGTAAGTA